TTGGGGGTCAGGTTTGACGTTAGATGATTTAAAACAGTTCTTTGAGCATCTAGCGACGGTGATTTTCCCTAAGCTTTTTACTGTTACAGCAACTGGTAACTTGTTATTTGCTGGGCTTGCTGCTGTTGATGTGGTGAGTATTGTTGTTTCATTAGGCTCGTTTGTATTTATGACAGTGGTTTTCTGGTGCACGCTTAGCAATAAAAGGCGTCAGGCATATCTCACTGAGGTTCAAATTAAAGAGGCTGAAGCAAGCTTAGCTTTTCATCGGGCTAATGTTCAGCCACATCCGACAGAGGTTAATTCTGTTTCTGAAGGTGAGTAATGGATCTGCAAGTTAAGTCTGAGCTCAAAAAGCTGACAAAAGACTTAAGCAATTTAGAGAAAAAACAAATCCCTTTTGCCATGTCTTTGGCCTTGAATGAGTCTGCCACCATCGGACAGAAAGCCGGTGTGAAAGAAATGGAACGGGTGTTTGATAGACCGACACCATTCATTCTCAAATCATTACGTGTCACCAGGTCAAGCAAGAAGAATCTCAAGGCTGAGGTTGGGTTTAAGAATGTGTTTGGTAAGTTTGGTTCAGCTGTTGAGAATACATTAAAGCCCCACATTGAAGGCGGGGCCAGAAAGCCAAAAGCCTCAGAGATGACATTGCGCCGTGCCGGCATATTAAGAGCTGATGAGTTCATTGTGCCAAGCCGTGCATTAAGACTGAATCGGTTCGGCAATATTCCAACAGGGACAATGAATAAGATTCTTGCCAATATCGGCGGCTTTGGTGAGCAAGGTTACAAAGCCAATACACCAGCAGCCAATAGGACATTCAAGTATATCGTTGGTGAAGTTGGTGGTACGCGTGGCATCTGGAGTGTTCAGGCCAAGAAGTGGAAGCCGGTACTGATCTTTGTTAAGCAACCGAAGTACACAGCACGGTTTGATTTCTACCGTGTGACTGAGAGTGAAATCAATCGTGGTTTCCCTGGCGCAATGAGAAGAAGTTTAAGACGTGCAATCGATACCTCAAATTAAAAAAGGTACTCCCGCGCCTCTATCGCGCACGGGTTATTAGCACCCCGTTTTTTTCGTAGATTTGAATTCCTATAGGGGGTTCAGTTTCAGTATTGATGGCTTACTAGTACTTAGTCAGGATTGAAAAGCAATGCCTACATTAAAAGTCATCGGCACTCATCTTGATATGAGCGAACGCAACGCTGGGACTATTTGCCAAAACCTCGGCTTGAATCGCGAAACCCAAACACTTGATGAAATACGGATCGCCTACATCCGCGACCTTCGAGAAAAAGCGGCGGGTCGTGGTGGTGATGCTCAAGGTGAATTGGTTCAGGCCAGAATCAGAGAAACGAACATCAATGCAGATTTGAAAGAACTGCAGGTCATGGAAAAAGCCGGTCAGTTGGTTATTGTCGATGACATTGAACCTCAACTGGTGGCAATGGTGACATCAGCTAAACAGGAGCTTTTGACATTACCGGAAAAACTCTCGAGCGATATAAAAGCCCTGCATGGCATTGAAATAGACATATCGCTGATACAGGAACGTATTAATGACTCACTCAACCAATTGGCAACAAGCGTGCACGGGAACGATGCAGGCGATGATGTCGAGAGTGAGGAAGCGTTGGCTGCCGCCACCGAAACTGACGACAACTGAATGGGCAGATAAACACCGTTATCTTGCTGCTGAATCTTCTGCATTACCTGGCAAATACAATTCACGATTAACCCCATGGGTTGTCGGAATGCATGAGGCACTGGACGACCAAAACACATACAAAGTTGTATGTATGAAGTCGGCTCAGGTTGCATGGACAGACGGTGTTATTAATAACTGGTTGGGTCGGATAATTGACATCGACCCTTCACCCATCATTGGTTTGTTTAGTAAGACAGACTCAGCAAGGGAGTACGGACAAGAAAAGCTAGCACCTATGGTGACAGCAACCCCTAGACTCAGAGACAAGCTAGACGTAACGACCAGCAAGAAAGATGGCAACCGCGCTTTATTTAAAAAGTTTGCAGGCGGGTTCTTAAAACTGGTTGGTTCCAACAGTCCAAGCAACGTTAAATCAACACCATCACCAAGAGTCTTTGTAGAGGAACCAGACGATGCTGCGATAAATGTTGGTAAGCAGGGTGATTCAATAAAGCTGCTTGAGGAGCGAACCAAAACTTATTCCAGACGGAAAATTGTCTTTGGCGGTACACCTTCAGTTAAGGGTTTATCGACAATTGAAGATGCTTATAACGGATCAGATAAACGTCAGTTTATGGTCCCTTGTCATGACTGTGGTGAATCACATGCACTTAGCTGGGATAACGTTGGCTGGGATGATGATGAAAATGAACTGCATGAAATATACGGTCATGCTAGACCAGAAACCGCCTATTACAGCTGCCCACATTGCGGCTCGATATGGAGCGACCACGAAAAAAACAGAAATGTAAGATTAGCCGTTTGGGTTGCCACTGCAGAGTTTCGGGGGGTGGCTGGGTTTTACATTAATGAGCTTTACAGTCCGTTCCCTGGCTCAACGTTTGCCAGATTGGTTGAGCGATATCTGGAAGCGGAAAAGAAATTAGAAGAAGGCGACCAAACAGACTCTATTGTATTTACCAACTCTGCATTGGGTTTGCCATACGAGTTTAAGTCTGATGCACCAGAAGCGGATGAATTACGCGAAAAAGCTCTGGATTATCCAGAGTTGGAAGTGCCTCGTGATGGTTTATTGCTTACGGCTGGCGTTGACGTTCAACACAACCGCTTTGCTGTCATTATTCGTGCATGGGGACGTGATGAAGAAAGTTGGCTTATTTACTGGAATGAGCTGCACGGTAATGTTCATGACAAGCAAGATCCTGTTTGGGGTGAGTTAGAAAAACTTATTTATTCACCGTTTAAACACTTCTCAGGCGCTTCAATCATGATGAGCGCAGCGAGCTTTGATAGTTCTGACGGTACAACCTCTGACAATGTGTATGCATTTGTCAGGTCAATGAATAAAAAGTATCGAACCGTCACCACCATGGCGGTGAAAGGCTCATCAAATGACTACGGTACACGCGAGATATTCGCGAAACCTAAACAGTCGATTGATACTAAAAATAAAGCCAACACTAAAGCGGCTAAATACGGATTAGCACCATTTATTGTGGGAACGCACAAAGCTAAGGATGAGGTTGATAGACGCTTAAAACTGGCTGGTCGTGGTAAGGATCGGTTCCATACCTACAAAGCGGTTCGCGTTGATTATTACGATCAAGTTTTAGCTGAGGTCAAAGCACCTCATCGTTCTATCAGAAACAAAATGGTCTGGCAGTTAAGAGCGGGCCAGCGTAATGAGGCACTGGACTGTGAAGTCTATGCGATGCATGCCGCTAGAGCGAAAAAAGTGCATTTGATGAAAGCATCACATTGGGATGCCATTGAGCAAAAGCTAATACAGAGTGATTTATTTTCTGAGCCAGTTGATGATCAATCATCAGTAAATGCTTCAGATAATACTGGTCAGGTTTCTTCTCGACCTAGAAAACGACAACTTAGTAAGGGAGTAAGTCTTTAATGTCTGGAATAACTAAGGCACAAGCTGAGGCTAAGTTGTTAACTTGGATGAACGCAGATGATCGTTTGTCTAAAGGTCAGAGTGTCACTATTTCTGGTCGCTCTGTCACTCATGCTGAAGCATTAAAAAATATTGAGTTTTGGGATAAAAAAGTCAGACAGTTATCTCGTGGTGGTAAACGTCTGAGAATGGCGGTGCCACGTGGCTAAAGGTGTTAATACACAATTTGGTAGCTTTCTATTACCTGCTAGTGTGGCTCGTGATCTTGCTAAAGAACAAATCTCATCATTTATGGGTGGTTATTCAGGTGCAAGCAATAAACGGTCAATGCAAGGGTGGCATGCACCATCATTAGATGCAGATAGCGCACTTAGTTATGATTTACAAAAACTCAGAAACCGTTCTAGTGATCTAATTCGTAACAATCCTCTAGCTGCAGGAGTTATCAACACAAAAGTCACTTCTATTGTTGGTTCAGGACTCAAGTTGAAGCCAGCGATAAAAAGAAAATATCTTAACATTACTGATGAGCAGGCAGATGAATGGGAAAGTAGGGCAGAGTTTGAGTTTAACGAATTAGCAAAATCACTTGATGTGTCAGGTAAGAGCTCCTTTTCTGGTTTACAGGACTTGGCTTTTCGCAGTGTTCTTGAGAAAGGTGATACGTTCGCTTTGCTAGTAAACAAAAAGCGTAAAAATTTACCTTATACATTGGCAGTTCAGATGATTGAGGCTGAGCGAGTATGTAATGAAAAAAACAAACGCAATACAGACCGGCTTGTTGATGGTGTAGAAAAAGATACATATGGAGCACCGCTTAGATATCACATTATTACTAAGCACCCTGGCTCAACGATAGATTTAAAGAAAGCAACGTGGACAAAAGTAGCGGCTAACGATGCCAATGGTAGAGCTCAAGTTTTGCATTTATTTAAACCATTGCGACCAGGCCAAACAAGAGGTATACCCGATTTAGCCCCTGTTATTGACTCTCTCAAACAGCTAGGAAGATACACAGAAGCAGAGTTAATGGCTGCTGTTGTTGGTGGCATGTTCTCCGTTTTTATAAAAACCGAGGATGGTGATGGTGAGTTAGAGCAGCTGACAGAGAGTGCTACAAACACTGAGCAAGAGTTAGAGCTTGGGAATGGTGCCATTGTTGGATTAGGCCCTAATGAATCTATAGAGGTTGCTAATCCTGGTCGTCCTAATCAAGCTTTCGATCCTTTTGTACTAGCCATATTAAGACAAATTGGCACCGCCTTAGAGTTGCCGTATGAGATATTGATCAAACACTTTACTGCTAGTTATTCAGCGTCGAGAGCTGCACTTATAGAAGCATGGCGCTTCTTCATGTCAAGACGACAATGGCTGGCTGACCGTTTTTGTCAACCGATATACGAAGCTGCTATTGATGAAGCTGTAGCAATGGGGCGCTTAAGTGCACCTGGCTATTTTTCAGATCCATTCATTCGTGCCGCATACTTAGGCGCTGAGTGGGTTGGTCAATCAGCTGGGCAGGTTGATCCTCTAAAATCAGCAAAAGCAGATGAATTGCTCAATAAGATGGGTGTGAAAACATTAGACCAAATCACTAAAGAAACAACTGGCGGTGATTGGGATGCAAATCACCTTCAACTTGTAAAAGAGAATACGAGAAGAACAAAAGATGGTCTTAATACTACTGTCAGCTCAGATATCGGTGTCTTAGAGCCAGAAGATCAACAAAATGACGGTGATGTGAGTTAAAACAGAAATTCCTACTATAAAAGCTGCCTATATGGCGGCTTTTTTTATGCCTGAAAAAGGATTAAATCATGCCAAAAAGTGCCATTGACTTACTTACTGGCGGGGCACCTTGGGCAATTATGCCTGAGATGCTGGAAACAATTGAGGCCATAGCTAATCGAGAAACTAGCCCTGAGGCAGTGGCTAAAGAGTTAGGCAGGCCATTACACAATACAAGATCGGTCGAGCTACGAGGTGATGTGGCGGTTATTCCTGTATCAGGGCCAATTTTCCCCAAAGCTAATTTGATGACAGAAATATCCGGCGCAACGTCAATTCAAATGTTAGCGCTTGATTTTAATCAGGCATTGAACAATCCAAACGTAAAATCAATCGTTCTTGATATGAGCTCTCCTGGTGGACAAGTCAGCGGAATTAATGAATTTGCAGGAATGGTCAAGGCGGCAGGAAAGCATGTAACAGCCTACATCGGCGACCTCGCGGCAAGCGCCTGCTATTGGATAGCAAGTCAAGCAAGTGAAATTGTTATAGAACCAACTGGCCTCGCTGGGAATATCGGTGTGGTTCTTGGATATCGACTTAGTGAGAAAGATGATCCCAACAAAGAATTGGTTTCATCAAGAGCACCAGATAAGCGACCCGATTTGAACACTGAGCATGGCCTTAGTGTTCTTCAATCACGTATTGATTCCATTGAGGATGTTTTTCTAACCACTGTGGCAAGCGGGCGGGGTATGTCCGTTGATGATGTTGCTGCAATTCGCGGTCAAGTTTTGGTAGGTCAGGCGGCGGTTGATGCTGGTCTGGCAGATAAGCTGGGTTCACTTGAATCCGTTATTGCCGGGTTGTCCGGTGTTTCAACAAATGGAGGCGCTATGCCTGATGTTAAGAAAGTAAGCGCAGGTGAACATGAAACTCCTGCATTAACCGTATCAGCTTTACAGTCTGATCATCCTGAAATTTATCAAGCTGTTTTTGATGCAGGCGTGGCTTCTGTTGATGTCAGCGCTGCAAAAAAAGAAGGTGCAGAAGATGAGCGTGAACGTATTAAAGCAGTTCAAGAACAGTCTGTTCCTGGTCATGAAGCTTTAATTGCTGAACTTGCATTTGATGGTAAGTCAACAGCTGGTGAAGCAGCAATTGCAGTATTGAAAGCGGAAAAAGAGGCTAAGACCAGCCATCTTACAACCGCTCAAAGTCGACCAGAGCCGTTGCCTGATGCGTCCGTTGATGAACATTCAACAGGTAACTCAAAGGAATTAGCTCAACAAGCTAAAGCCATGGTGGCTGAGCATAAAGCCAAGGGTATTACCCTCAGCCTAACTCAGGCAATGAATAAAATTAAACATGGAGAAATCGAGTAATGAATCCAGTTCTCATAAAAAATAATACCGCTGAGACCGCTGTTGAGCCTCACAGAATTGTCAAATTTGGTTCTGATGATGGCTTAGTTGTTCAAGCGGCTGCAGCAAGTGATCTTAGTGTCGGTGTTTCTGACGGTCTTGGTGCAGAAGCGAATGGTCGTGTTGATGTTGTTCGTGTGGGTATTGCCGATGTTGAATATGGTGGCGCGGTAACTCGTGGCGCACGTCTAACAAGTGATGCTGATGGTAAAGCCATAACAGCTTCACCAGCAGCTGGCGCGAATGCACAAATTATCGGGACAGCTGAGATTTCAGGTGTTTCCGGTGATATCGGAAAAGTTCTTATTAACCCATCAGTAATGCAAGGATAAAATTATGCCAGCTCCATTTCCTATTGATCCTCATTTAACAGGCATTGCCATTGCTTATCACAATGAAGGCCTGATCGCTGACTCTGTTTTACCTCGTGTTTCTGTAGGTAAAGAGTCTTTTAAATATCAAGAATACAACTTGGCAGATAATTTCACATTGCCTGACACACGTGTTGGAAGAAAATCTGAACCTAATCAGGTTGAGTTTGGTTCAACAGAAAAAACAGCATCCACTGAAGATTACGGGCTTGATGATTTAATCCCATATTCAGATATTGCTAATGCCTCTGAAAATCAAGACCCAGAAGGGCAAGCTGTTGAAAGTCTGACTAATCTGATTGAGCTCAGTCGTGAAGTTAGAACAGCATCTGTGGTGTTTAATGCTTCAAGTTACGCTGCCAGCAACATTAATACGTTATCAGGTACATCACAGTTTAGTGATTACGCTAACAGTGATCCTATTCGTATTATTACGGAAGCACTTGATTCAATGATTATGCGTGCAAACGTAATGACATTAGGGCGCGAAGTCTACAGCAAGCTATCGAGACACCCTCTGATCGTTAAAGCTTTCCATGGCAACAGTGGTGACTCAGGTATTGTTACACGTCAATTCTTAGCCGAGTTATTTGAGCTGGATGAGGTTCTTGTCGGTTCAAGTCGACTGAATATTTCGAAGCCTGGTCAATCACCAACATTGAATCGCGTCTGGGGTAAACACATTTCTTTGACGTATCGTGACTCTCAAGCCAATACACGTAACGGTACAACTTTCGGTTTCACAGCACAATTCCAAGACCGAGTGGCAGGAAGCATGCCTGAACCAACAAAAGGCTTAAGAGGTGGCACGCTGGTTCGCTCTGGTGAGTCAGTGAAAGAGCTGGTCGTGGCTAAGGATTTAGGTTACTTCATCCAAAATGCAATCGCTTAGGAGCTAATATGCCTAAATTCATTGTTAACTCGAAACTTGAACATAATGGTCAAGCTTATTCTGCTGACTCAGAAATTGAGCTATCAAAGAAAGCTGCTGAAGCACTTCTAGAGCTTAATGTTATTAGTGCATTATCGGGCCCTAAAGAATTTACGCAAGAGCAAATTCTTGAAGCAATGGCTGAATTGGACTTGGAAAATAAAGACCTTTTTACAGCTGATGATGTGCCAACAACTAAAGCATTGGAAGATATTCTTGGTGGAAACATTACTGCTGAGCAACGCAATTCAGCATGGGAAGAGTTTACCAAAGAATAAATTCTTTAAACCTAAAAGGCCGCTCTCACTTTGAGTAAGCGGCCTTTTTTATAAGGTGATTAACATGGGTTTGATAACAACAAACTATGGTTTGATTCCTGTGATCAATCCTACAAGGATTCAAACGGTAAGCAGTATTAGTGGTGATGATTACATTGTATTCGCTCCACAAGTTGATGTTGTTTACCACATTGATAATGACTTAGCGAATACAGCAACACTCTTTGCCGGTTTTGCCCGCGGTATCAACAAGGGTCAAGTTTTCACCTTTGCTGAGCCTGTTGTGTGTGAGTTGGTGAGTCGATAGATGGCTATTGATGCATCCTTAATCGAATCTCTCAATACAACGTGTATGGAAGTGCTGGGTGATGTTGATGTGTTGATTGATGGTCAGCCGGTTGATGCCGTTTTTCATAATGCCTATAACGAGCTTGGGCTTGGTGTAGGGATGGAGTCATCCAGTCCTTACCTTGAGCTGTTGTCGAGCGTGGCTGATAGCGTAACCAGTTCAACGGCGATTAGTGTGTCAGGCGTAAATTATAAAGCGGTCATGCCTCTTGAGCCTGATGGTACGGGTATGACAATTATCCGATTGGAAGCATTATGAGCCACGTTAGACAACAAATCCGTTATGCCTTAAAGGATCTATTAACGGGGCTTTCAATTACCGGCAATAACGTCTTTGTAAACCGGGTTGATCCTATTGAAAAAGGGACGGTGCCAGCCTTAACGATTCGCACGGGTGCGGATGTGAAAGAAGAAGTGCTGATCATGGCCAAACCTGCCCTGGTTCAGCGACAAGTCGATGTGTTTGTGACGGCTTATGCTACGGGTGCTGATGTAGATGATCAGCTAGATAATATCTGCGTCCAAGTTGAAAAAGCGATAGCAACAGACTGGACACTATCAGGATTAGTAAAAACCATTGAGTTTATGGAAAGTGATGATGTATTTGAACGTTCTGAAAAGCTCAAAGGTGTAAATGAGATGGGTTTTCGTTGCACGTATGTCATCTATGAAGATGATCCCGAAACAGCTCAATAATTAACTTAAAAATTAAACACAAAACCTCAGATGGTAAGCGGCCTCTGAGGTTTTTTTGTTTCTACCGCTTGAATTTATCGGAGATAGAAAAATGTCGAATGTAATGTTTCCAGCGGGGACACGAATCTTTATTCAAGATGCCATCAGTGCAGAACAAAATATCACTGCCATTTCAAAAGAAAATCCTGGTGTAGTTACGTATGAAGGCACTGATCCAAGTAATGATGACTACATTGCTATTCAAAACGTGAACGGCATGACGTTACTGGATGATGCTCTAGTAAAGGTGGCTAACGTCAGTTCAGGCGATAAAACCTTTGAAATGAAAGGACAAGATACAACTGGCTATGATGATTTTGTCAGTGGAGTTATGGCTCCTGTATCAATTGGTACAGAGCTGAAAATTGCTACTGGACTATCTATGACTGGTGGTGAACCTAAGTATGCAACATATCAATTTTTATGGGACTTAATGGAACGACAAGCGCCCACAGGTTTTTCAGCAATCAGCGTTTCAGTTCCATCTATTTTTGATCCTGAAGATGCTGGTTTAATCGAAGCTATTAAAGCGACAGATACTCAGTCAAAACGAGCAATAAAAATATTATTCAAAAATGGTTTAGAACTGTTGTTCTTTGGGTATATTGCGGCACCTGGCCTCCCTAATATTCAAGATATGAATAGTGCGATCACCACGCCAGTTGGTATCTCTTTATCAACTAGACCACGTTACATCCTCCCAGCCTAAGGTGACCCATGAGCGATATTTTTGAATTAGACCATGACAACACCTTTGTTGGTGATGTAACGATTCCTTTACCTGGTAAAAACAAACCCAAAATCCTGACACTTGAATTTAAGTGGATGAGTAAACAAGAAAGACTTGAGTACTTAAACAATGTTCAGGGAAAGGATGACCTGACAGCATTAAAAGAAATTGTGATTGGCTGGGAAAATGTAAAAGCAGAATTCAATGATGAAAACCTTGAAAAGCTGCTTGATAACTACAGCAATGCATCTCTCGCCATTATCAACTACTGGATTAGTGAAGGTTCGAAGGCGAAAGAAAAAAACTCATAGCGCTTGCTAAACGGCTGTATAGCAAGCGGGATGATATAGAAAAAAGCTTGGCTTCCTTCGGGCTGCCAGCTGAAATGGCTGAATATTTTCAGGAAGAAAAAACCAAAGTCTGGCTGATTCATCAGCCTGTTTTAAACGTGTTTAATTCGCTCGCGACTCAGTGGCGAATAGGTGCCGTTGGTCCATCAGGCCTTGATTATTCAGTGCTACCGGTGGTGATGGATCTGCACAGCATTAACCAAAAAGAAAGAGCGCAGATGTTCGCTGATTTGCAAGTGATGGAATCAGCAGCATTAGAACAAATGCGTGAAAACAATCAACAATAAACGGATCGGACTATGGCGAGTAAATATAGCATTGCACTTGTTGGTGATGCGTCCGGTGCCGTGCGTGCTGTTAAAGCCACGAGTAGCGAGGTAGATAAACTCAATAAGGATCTGGAAAAGTCTGACGGCCTATTTGTTGATGTTAGAAATAACTTAAACAGCATAGGTACTATTGCTGCCGCTTCTTTGGCAGGGGTGGCAACAGCGGCGGGTTTATTCACTGAGTCCACCATTTCACAAGCGGCTGAGGTAGAGCGATTATCGGCTATATCCAATTCAGCCTCTGATGAGTTTCAAAAGTATGCTGCCAGTGCAAGCTTGCTTGGTGTGGAGCAAGACAAACTTGCCGATATTTTTAAAGATACCAACGATAAGATCGGGGATTTCTTACAAACAGGTGGCGGGCCACTAAAAGACTTTTTCGATAATATCGCCCCACAAATCGGGGTGACAGCAGAGCAATTTAAAAAGCTATCAGGCCCACAAGCATTAGAGCTGTATGTTTCCAGCCTTGAAAAAGCGGGTGTCTCACAAAATGAGATGACCTTCTTTATGGAGGCGCTGGCCAGTGATGCGACACTATTATTGCCACTGTTACAGAACAATGCCGAGGGCTTCAAAGTCCTTGGTCAGAGCGTTGAAGAAGCCGGTGCCATCATGGATGGCAAAACGATTGCCGCCGCTCAACAACTCAACGCCACCCTGTTTTTATTAGATCAAGGAACAGAAGGTTTTAAAAATCAGCTACGTGCTGAAATGATTCCGGTATTGAGTGATTTAGCCGTTGAGTTCTTTGACGTTAGCACTAACTCTGCCATTGCGGAAGTGGCTGCGGATGCACTCGGCGGCACAATCAAGGGGATTACCGGTGTTGCCGTGGGCGCGGTGGCTACCTTTGATTTGCTAGGCAAGTCTCTTGGTGCTCTGTATGCGACAGCGGATGGTTTATTTGATGGTGTAACCGTTGAAGACTTTCTATTTTCACCAAACTTGGTGGCAAAGCTGAGATCCAATGCTGACAAAGCAAAAGAAGTCTTTACGCTTACCACTGATGATCTATCTGAAACCGCGCTTGCCTATGCAGACACCTTAGACAATATCTTTTCTGCTGGTGAAGATAATGGCGATGGTGCCAGTAACGGGGTCAATCAAAAAATTCAGGATATCGTTGAGCTGCAAAGCAAGCTCCGCGAGAGCATAGGGCAAAACAAAGGCGGTGTGTCTTTATCGCCCATTGATAAAGAATCTGTCAAAGAAATAGACAAAGCCAGAGCATCACTGGAAGGGCTTGAGCAATCACTTGAGCAGCAGATCGAAACTTTTGGCATGGGTGAAACGGCGGTATTGAAATATCGCCTGACCACGGGTGATTTGTCAGATGAAGTGCAGAAATTAGGTGCAGAAGGTGACAGTCTCGTTTCTTCTATTCTCTCTCAGTCAGAAGCGATGGAACAATTAAATGCTGTTCAGGAAGCAGCTAAAAAAGAAACGGAAGCCAATAACCGTCTTCGTGAAGAAGGTATCAGTCTGACTGAGTCTATGCGAACGGCACAACAAATCCACAATGATGAGATAGACAAATACACCAAGCTGCTTGAGAAAGGCCATATCGATCAGGAAACATTCAACCGCGCCGTGGCTGAGTCTGATAAGTCTTTTGAAAAAGCTAAAAAAGGCATGAATGAGATGTCAGTGTTTGCCGACCAGGCTGCACGCAATATGCAAGATGCCTTTGCGGATTTTCTGTTTGATCCGTTTGATGGCGGTATTAAAGGCATGGCAAAAGGTTTTATCGACTCAATACGTCGTATGGCAGCTGAGGCCGCTGCATCTAAAATATTTGATTTAGCAAAAGGTGCGTTTAGTGGCGGTGGCGGAATTGGTGCGTC